AGGACACAGTTGATGAGCAAGGGACGAATGACAATGGCATCCTTGAAGGGAAGCGGAACAAAGTCATAAATAGTTAGAGTAGAGCTACCTGTGCCCTTTTCAAAGGTACAACCTTCAGCCGTAAACTGTTGAGAGAGCAAACCTCTATTAGCCGAGTTTCCTCGAATTCTGCAATTGACCAGGAGAGCTTTATTAAATCCAGCATCCAATGGAACATTGCCACCATTGTTCAAAATCTCGCAGCAAACAAAAATTGGATTGTAAACAGAACTCTCAGTGTCTAGGGTAAAGGCACCACTTGTGCAGTTTTCAATTCGACATTGAATCCATGTAGGAGAATTGCATGGGCGGCCAGGAGTCCAGTCAGCAGCCTTACCACAACTGATAAACTGGCAGTTGTACCAATATACCTTGTCAATGTACGCAATGGTAATTTCAGTTGTATTACCTGTACCACGTTGGCGTTGACCAACAGCACAGTTGACATAATCACAACTCATGATGAGCATGTTATCCATGGCATATGCGTTGTCAATGCTAGTACCAGCAACCGAGTGATCACGGAACACACAACCCATCCAGAAGCTACCTGTCAACTGGCAACTAGCGTTGTCCAGCTTAATACCATCCGTACCACCTTGAGTGATAACATCAATGATGGTAAGGTGGCCTGTAGTGGAAAGAGACGTTCTGATAGCAGGGAAAGCTCCCTTGCACACAAGGCGTGTATTAGGACCAGCACCCATAATCACCTGATCTGGAAGAGCTACAATGGAGCTATCCAAGTAGTAAACCCGATCTTGTAGTTCAATGTAGCCGCCTGTGCCTGCCGTATTAAGAGCAGTTTGAATAGCCACACTCTCAGCAGTTTGACCAGAAAGGCCCACAGCCCAGTTAGCACCACCAGGATCACGAGGAGTAGAAGCAGACGGCCTGCCCCAAGCTCTAGACGTACCCACAGAGTATGTAAGCAAGTCAATGATGTTAGAAGCAGTTGTACCTGTCGGGGGTGTAGCACTACCATTAGCTTGAACAACAGCAGCATTGGTGTAGTTCAACCTAGTTGCACCAGTAGCCAAGTCACTCAGAGGGGTTCTCAAATCCCATCTAAACATAGCTGCAACAAGAGCAGTTGCCTTATACTCAACCACACTATAGCCAATGTCATTGAGGTACATAGAGTCAACCATGACAGACTTGTCAGCACCAATCAACCAACCCTTATTGGGGTTACCATTGCCGTTACCGCCAACAGTGTTGTACCGAGTGACATCATCAATGTCAATCATAGGACCACCATCTACGTGAGTAGAGTAGTCTTCTAGCTCTGTACCAACCATGGTGAAGACATCTTGTCCACGGACATAAACCGGGCAGCGAGTCGAAACCAGGGCATTAAATCCAACAATGACGTTGTTCGTTGACACACGACCAGGGCCACCAATGAGGATGAAAGGACCAACACCAGTGAATCCAGGCGAGTGAGTTTGGGGACGAATGAATCGACAGTTCTTTGTAGAACCACCCGTTGTGTTGTCAATGCGAATCATACCGCAGCTAAGGAACATACAGGAGTCAAGGGTTTTACCCAAGGCCAGCATGGATTGCCCAGCAATGACATTAACACGAGTTGCCGAACCAGCAAAGGTTACGTCAGCATTAGTGCCAGCAATGACAGCATCCGTACAACCATCTTCCACTTCAATGGGAGGCATAATTGTGCCATTGGGACCAGGAACACAGTAGATTTCCTGATTGCTACGGATGATGAGCTTGGTGATACCAGAGTAGTCACCAGGGTTCAAACGCAGGATTTTATTGGTATCAAGCTGAGATTGCAGGGTAGCTTTGTTAGCAACCAAAGACCTAACAGCAGCAAGAGGGAAGTAGGTAGAACCCGTTCCAATCTTGGGGATGTAGTCGATGTAGCCTTGAGTAACAGGAGGTGTTGTACCTGACACAGCAGACCAGGAACCATCTCCACGCAGGAACGTAGAGGTTGTACCAGGATAACTTAGCGTAGCAAGGTTGCCCAAAGAGGCTGTATCTGCCTTCAAATTGAGAGCAGTTTGTTGGGCTGTAGACACTGGCTTAGCCGTATCCGCAGTGTTATCCACGTTACCAAGACCAACCATTGTCTTTGTGATGCCACCAACTGTGCCCGTAAACGTAGGGCTAGCAATGTTAGCCTTCAGGTTCAAGGCGGTTTGTTGTGCAGTAGAGACAGGCTTGGCAGTGTCTGCCGTATTGTCCACACTACCAAGTCCCACATGAGTCTTGGTGACACCAGCAACTGTACCTGTGAAGGTAGGAGAAGCCAAGTCAGCTTTAAGGTTGAGGGCTGTCTGCTGAGCCGTAGAAACCGGCTTGTTTGCATCAGAGGTGTTAGTTACGTTAGCTAGGCCGACATCGGTAGCTGTAAGGGAAACGGCCCCTGTCCGGGAGTTAACGCTAGAGACAGCGCCGCCGCCACCTGCGGGCATACTAGAAGCTCGTAAAGTCATTGATAGTCCTTATGCGGGAGTCGGTGGGTATTTGAGTGCCCACAGTTGTATAGAGGTGAATGGGAAGTTTCTCCCAGCTTGAGCACACCCAGCAACAGCTAGATTGGCGTAAGCACTTTGGTCCCAGAGGAAACAAGCGGGTCCAATAAAGACATCATTGCCTTCAGGGCGTGTCCATGGAGCGGCTATTTTCTCGTTGGGGAGTCGTATAAATTCTTGTGGATGGCGAAGTTCAAAGTCTGTTTGACAAACCATTTCGCCTTTCCAGTTTTTCTTTAGTTGACCGGACTTAAACTGGAAGCCACAAATATCGCATATAGCGTTCCATTCTCCCGGTTTATACCAGTCACCCATTTACAGGCCCTCGCCTGGAGTTATGTAAACAGTAGAGCCCACACCTGCTGCAATGACAGCAAGACCAACCTTGTCGTTGGCAAACGTGAACACTTCAACGGAGTTCGGCAACACTGGCATTGAAGTTGTAGTTGTAGCGGCTGTAGCGGCTAGTTCAACAATTTCAACGTGAATTACCACAGTGCCGATATTAGCCACACGGATAGCACAAGTGCCAGGAGTTGTTGCTGTGAGGTCAATAAATTGAGAAGCTGCTGTGACAGCTAAGTTGACTGTAGTACCAGTCGTTAGAGGGCGCCATGCGCGAAGTTCTGGAGATGCCATTTGATTTCCTTAGATGAAAAAAAAGGGACCCGAAGGCCCCTTTCTGTCTTACACGTATGTAACAACAAAGTTCCAGGGTCCGCCAAGAGTCGCTGCTCCGCCTGTATCTGCATACACGGCATTAATCTTGAGGTCGCCTAGAAGTGGTTGCGGCTCGATGTTAGGCAATGTAATGAACTGAACGAATGCTGTAGCAGCACCATTAGTCTTTACATCCACAACACCAGAAGCAATTGTGCCACTGTTATTAGTTACCGTGATTGTCATGGTAGCTGTTGTAACGGCATTTGAAACCACAGAACCTTCAATCACCATATGGAGGATTGAACTCTGTGCAGGCAACATAGCTTTCAGTGTAGCCACTGCGTCGGAACGACTGGCTTGGAACACCTTAACAAATTGCGGCTTGCCCGAAGGATTGAGTGGCGAAGGGCCACTTGCCAAAGGGGTGATGAGGTCGGCTTGTTTAATACCCATTGTTTACTCCTGAAGAGGGGCTTTCGCCCCAATGGAAATTAAGCGCCTGCCGAACCGTACACACCACGTGCATCACTCCAGCCGAAGCTGTAGCGCGACGTAGCCTTGTACTTGGCATTCTCCGTATCGAAGTCATTGTCCATACCGAACTCGTCAGAACGACGCTCAAAGTAGGACGGACCATTCGGCACATCAGTCAACAGGAACCAAGCATCAGGGTCCGTAAGGTAATGGTTGACCACCGTGTTTTGCACGACGCCCATTTCCTTAAGAGCATTGATGTCATTGGCATTGGTACCAGGACGGCCATCCGTATCCAGGATACGCTTAGCTTCAAAGATCATCTGGCGAGGAATGATGAGCGTCTTGGGACGCGCAGCAATCAGCAAACCAGCGTCATCTGTGAACGCAGCAATGTCAATGTGAGCCTGTTCCAGCGCAGCTTCCGAGAGGTCAGCCGCAGTGGCGATGATGTTAGACCACGTACCACCCTTGATATTGGGGTGAGCAGCATTAATCATCGAGACGCCATCACCACCAACAAACGCACCGTTGAACGCACGGTTGTAGATGTTAGCGCCATTGATTTCCTTCGTCTGACGAATCGAACGAGCAAGGCCTTGAGCCTTACGTTGACCAACGATGTCATACTGGTCATCTTCCATCATCTCGCGCGTGATAATAAAACCAAGCGCAAAGACGGTGTGTTGATAACGAGTGATGAAGCCTTGGCGTTCCGAATCATAGCTGATGGGCATACCTTCAGGCTTTTGAACGGCCAAACCGAACGAACTGATACCGACATCCTCTTCAAACGCCTTGCTAGAAGTGCGGTTTTCAAAGATTGCATCATATTCGGTCTTGTAATCGCCGTACGCTTTACCGTACCAACGATTGACACCAGGCCAGAGAGCCTTGGCAAAACTGCCAGTATTAATGAGAGACATAATAGTTCCTTAAAAAGATTAGACGCCAGCCGAGCCAGTACCAGTGCTGTACGCAGACGTGTTGAGCTTAACCCAATACGAAAGGAATGCATCACCAGGGACATTATCAGGACGGGGCACAATAGCAACAATCTTCAAAGGAAGCGTAGCTGTCGCAGCAGTACCAGCGGAGTCAAGTTGCATACCGCTTGCACCCGAAGTCGTAGAACCAGCAGTCAGCGTGAACTGACCATTGAGGCCCACAAGAGCAGTAGCAGCGGCAGCGGCAGGACCAGCACCAGCAATTTGCACTTCATAGATAACAGCGGGATCAGTAACCACCAAGAGGTAGCGATCCGTATTCGCCCGACGATAGACGGGAGTATTCAGATCAGTAACCGGAGGAACGTTATTCGTATCACCCATACCGGAGAACAGGATACCAACCACGATGCCAATAGGAATACCCGTTGCCGCAGCAAGACGAGTAACCGTTTGAACACCGGAAGCAGCACGAGCATCACCAGTACCAATAACAGCATCACCCACCATGATGACAGACGCATCAGTGGAGGGAACAAAAAACACATCTGCGGCGCCATTCCAAGCAGCACCGTTCAGATATTTAACGGGACGGAACCCGTTAATACGCGAAACACTAGACATTAGTATTCTCCAAAACAAGTTTGAACAACCCAAGCTAGCTATAGGGGGACATTAGTCCCGTGTGGTTTCCAACCTACCATAGTCAGCAAGAGCATCTTTTTTCATAGCGCGCTCTTGATTACGAATGGCTTGTTCCTTTTCTTCCTGGTCTTCAAGATACCAGTCACGACGCTTTCGCATGAGAACAGCTTTCGTACCCCCACCCACTGAAGCCTGTTTAACAGAGCCAGGGGCAGTAGGGATATCAACGCGCTTATCACCAATCGAGACATCTGTGTCTTGGACTACTTCGTAACCATCCTCACGATATGTAAGGACATTATCGTCCTTGTCATTCGCCCAACGGTAAACAAACTTTTCATCCTTGCCTCTAACGGCGAGTGGACCCCTCTGTGATGCAGCGGCCCGCTTAATTCGCCCACTAGGGCTTTTGACAATTGCTTCTTTCATGGTAGCTCCTTAGCTGTTCATTCCGCCGAGTTCGGCGTAATATTCCTGTTCGTTCTTGAACAGGCCTTGTTTGACAAACTTCTTAGCAAGTGTACGTTCCGTTTCGTTCGGAGCATACTGGTTTGCTGCTGGCTTGCCTGATCTAGTTGTGGTTGCTTCGACTGCACCCGCCTTATTGCGGTTGGGGTTTTCAAAGCGTTCCGGAAACCGCTGGCGAACTTCACGTTCAATGGTGCGCAAGACCTCCGAGGGAGACTTACCATCACCTGCCAACTCTTCACCTCGACCATCAGCCCAACGTCGCATGGACGGGGTTTGGTCATACCACGAATTCTTATCTTTAAATGCTACGAATTCAGGATGCAACTCTTGCGGAGCGGGGCCTTTGGCCTGCTGTACAATTTGTTGTTGTTGTTGCTTGACATCCGCAAGCTGCTCATCCACTTCGATAACTAGGTCAGCGTCACCCTCAACGAGAGCCTCACGCTTCTTAGCCTTCAAATCGGCAATAGCTTGTTTGTATGCATTTTCCTGAACCTTGCTGTGATGATTTTTAAACTCGGCCAGGGTTTCCCTGATGGCACGGAGTTCCTTGTTCTGGCTTTCAATCTTGCCGAACAGTTCACCACGACGGAGGAATTCACCTGCGTCAACCCATTTATGTTCTTCACCGTTGAAGTCTTCCTTGGGAACCCAGCCTTGTTCTCGGGCTTGTGCTTCCGTAGGGGACACTTCGATTTCGGGAGAGTTGCTCTCTTGTGTAATTTCTTCCATCTTACTTCCTTAGAATGGCTTGAACGTCTTCATCGTTAAGCACAGTAAACTTCTCGTTCGTCTCAGGATCAATAACTTCCTTGCCAGCAAACTTTGCATAGACAATGGTGTCACCAGCCTTGAGAGGGTTCTCAACATCATAGGCTTTAAACGCTACAGGGCCACATGCCACAACAATGCCACGATCTACGGCCTGCTGCACACGATCTTTCTCACGTCCGGCAATTTCAAACCCCGGAATGTTAGTCTTGTATTCATCCTTCAAGACATCCAGGGGTTTAACCAAAACCTTAAATGTAACTACTTCAATCGACATCTTTAACTTCCTCTTCATCGGGCTGTATTTCAAGGACGGCACGGAAGCCATTGAGCCTCCCCACCACTTCTCGGTCCCACAAGGAATCCGAACCTGCCCGATAGGAGAGTTCATCTTTACCTTGTTCAATTAAGTCTGCTATTTGGGCAAACACGAGTTTGGTAACAGGATCACTCTTCCAGATTATAAATGCTTCTTTAGTAATCACTTCTTAGTGCTTCCTTGTGGCTTAGGCTTGGCAGCCTGTTGTTTGAGTTTCATCTGATGTTCAGATTGCTTCATCTGAAGCTTCTGCCTACCTTCCAACTGGCTTTGAATCAGTTTCTGCTGACCCTCTGCCGAGAAGATACGCTGCTTATGAAGGGCACCAGCACGCTCAATTTGGAGCTTATCCTGTGCTGCTTGCATTTCAATGGCATGGTTTTGTTGCTTCATAGCAGCTTGCTGCTGAGCATCACGACTCTTGATTTCCGACTGGCGCTGCATTGCATCACCCTTCATTTGAAGCTCTGCTTGCTTCAGTTGACCCGTCATCTGCATCTCTTGCAGCTTAGGATCAGGGGGAGGCGGAGGCATCTCACCCGTTTGGGCGATTTGCTTGTTCAAGATTTGTTCCCAGTTGGGTTGTTCTTGAGCATCCAGAATGCGCTTGGTAACTTCAATTGGGTCCAGAGTACCTAGGGGCAAGAGTTCCATAAGGCCTTGGGCCTTCATCAGTTTCTCTGTCTGAGACACTGCTGTGGGGTCTGCACCCGGACAGATACGATAGGCATTCTTCACTTGGAAATCTTCTGGTCCTGTAGTGATGCCTGTAACTTCCTGGTAGGTTTCTGGGTTGAGGTAAGTAGCGTTCAGGTTGAACAGCTTCTTAAATTCCTCATCCAAAGCACGATAGAGACGCTTATAAACGGCAGTGAACACTTTCATTCCCTGCTCGACGGTTGCCATCGTGGTAGTTGCTGGAGTGTTCTGCCCAGGCATCTTACCTGTGAAGATTTCCGCAACAGAAGCCAGCTCTTTACCTGAGGTAATAAGACTTCCCATGAGCTTAAACAGCACATCGGAGGGGTCTTTTGCTGGAAGGGGTACAATTTGCTTCTTAAGGTCGTCACCAGTTGCATTAACTGGCTTCCACTCACCAGGGAGGAAGCGTTGTTCACCCATCTTAAGGCGCAAGCCTTTACCAAGGAAGCCTCCTTGGAGATTTGATAGGGTGCCTGCGTCCACAAGCTGGTTAATTAGGCTGTTGACTGACTCATTGATAGGCCCGAGGAGCATACCAAAGCCCAAATCATAAAAACTACCATCAGGATTGGGGATAAAACCAAACTTTGTGTAGTATTGAAGGGGGTCAATCTTTAAAAGCTCATCCTTTGCATTAAAATGCATAGTGCTGTCGTCAAATCTGGCTGTAATGCGCAGCACTTCGCCACTATCGTAGTCGAATGTGACAACATAGGGTTCTTTATAACCATCATTGTCCAGATCAAGGAAGGTATGTTGCTCAATGATAACATAAGGTGTTGTCTCATCGTTACTGGCGGGGTGGAATGCCGCCTGTCCACCCTTTAAGTAGGTAGGAATAATGGGGGTGTTTGGAGTTCCAAGGTCTTCATTAAGAAAAAGCTTGGCTCGCTTACGTTCTTCCATTACTCGCGGGCTCATTTCGATTCGTTCACTAATGCGCTCAGAGGTTTCAAGGCACTCTGTCCAATAGTTGACAACCAAATTCTTAGGAAGAATGAGTTTACTAACGTTCTGCTGTGTAACTGGGTCCCAATAGGTCTTCTTAAACACTGTGCCGCTAACAGGCAGCATAATGAGAAGCTTATCCATGTCTTCCTCCCAACCCTTCATTTCCTTCATGAGTTGGTAAGACATAAATGTGTTTACACGGGTAGCAAGCTCTAGCTTTGATCCGTCCGGGTCTTTTCCGATAACCTGGCTTTTAACAACTTGTCCATTTGAGGGGACAAGGCTAGGGTAAGCTCTGGCTGCGAATTGCATTGCTGCTGTAGTGAGGAGAGGATACTTAACATTGGATGATCGGGGCCAAGGATAGTTTTTAGGCTCTCTAACTTGAGTTGCGAGTCGCATCCATTCGTCATTATCTCGTTCCCATTGAACTCGGGATTCGAGGTCGTAGTCGTAGCCACGCTTGGCTTCTTCACCAATTTTAGAGAGGTCATCTTCTGAGAGTTTCTCCGCAATGTTAGTAAGTTCCATCAACTCCCGCAGCGACTGGCCCTTAGGCTCCAGATCATAGCGGGGACGATCTTTGTCATCCTCAGATACTGTGAGAATTGACTTGATGTCATCTTCATGTTCTTCAATATCAATGTTCTTCATCAGTACCCCGTAATTTCGGAACGTCCGTCCATGTTAAGGCCAGACTCTTCCAGGTCGTTTAAGTAGTCGTCTTCTTCTTGTTCCTGACGGGTTGGAGCTTCCATAAGAATATCCAGCATCAGGCCAAGGTAGGCAAAGGCATCAGCTTGGTCGTCCTTGCGTCCACGAGGGAACGTAAGCAACTCATCCTCAAGGATGGGATACCAGTCTGCTTGCATGTCAAACCTAACCCCATGGGCGCGCATACGGGCCTGCATGGACTTAGAACGAGAGGGCTTGTCCTTCCCGTTGTGCTTGAGCATGTACAAGTTGATGAAGGTGTTCTGCTTGAACATCTCTTCACGAAGGAAAGGCCCGATGGTTTTGGACACCTGCATATCTTCCACACCAATTGCAATGGGGTCATATTCCCTCTGCAACGACATGAATGTTTCAACAAGGTCACGACCATCGAGCCGCTCACGGATAACATGTTTAATATGAATCCGCTTTTGTTCATCAACCCCTGCAACAATGAATACACTGTAGTCAGCCTTTTCCGTTTCCGCAATGGCTAAGTCAACAGTGATGTAATAGTTGAGAGGCTTGTCTTGTTCACCAGCAGCAATTGGGAGAAAGTCTCCGCGCTTGTAGAAGCTATTAGACTCATCCAGGGGAGTGTTCAGATACTCTTGTGAGTAGCCGTCCAGCGCTCCATTCTTTTGAGCCTCATCTCGTAAGAGACGAAATTGCTCTGCTGTTTTCTTCTCAGGCCAAAGAAGCTCTGTGAAGTCTTCGTTATGGGCTTTGTACTTGATAGCCTTCCACATACCTTTGTATCGACTGTATTCCTTAAGTCCTGACACCACAGTTGAGCGGTCGCTAGGATTGGGCATAAAAGATTCCAACAAAGAATCCATATGCAGAACAGTGCCGACAAGGCGTACAATACCACGATCAGACAGGGAAGGAAGCAATGCGTTACGAAACCACTTCTTAAACTTCTCACGTCTGTCCTTATTCATAACCAGTTCGTCGTTCTCCATGTCATCCCCTAGGATGATGTCTGGACGACTGCCATTCCAAATCAAGCCACGAAGCTTTTGTTCGGAACCTTTGGCGAGAACCCGGAAGCGGTGTCCATCGTTCATTTCCACGATGATGTCCGTTTCCGAATCCTTGACAAACTTGACTTGACCTTTTTCGTCTAGCTGTAGATCAAACAGGTCAATTAAATCTTTGTTCTCTTGGAGTTCATTTCTAAACATTCCGAGAAAGCTCGAAGCCTGACTCTCGGTATCGGACACCACGAGCATGAACTTTCGCTCTCGAAAAAGCAAAGTGCTAAGGCCGTATCCGAAGGTGATTGCTGTCGATTTGGCGTGACCACGGGGAGCGGCAATGGCAACATACTTGTCCTTGCCTGTGCAGAGGTCCCAGCATTCCCTGTGAAACTGTGCGCTTTCCGCTTGACCATCAAATCTACTCCCGAGAACTGAGGACACAAAACCCTCTACAACATCTCGATCTAGCTGTACGAGTGGTTTCATATTTCTCCTATGTTTGGAGCCCCACGCAAGAATCGAACTCACGTCACCTGAGTACAAAACAGGTGCTCTTCCATTGAGCTAGCAGGGCAAAGGGTGTGTTAGGGTCCCAGGGCTATTCACCTTGGCCGTCTATTCCTCGGGACACCACCCGGAGCCAAGAGCTGCCAAAATGTTCGGGGCCGCTCTTATTTCTTTCGTTCGCTCTTAGAAGTCTGGCTCTTCATACTACCGTTTGCGTTTCGAGCGAATGATCGGTTGGCATGTTGGGAAACCATACGCTGGTTGGACTTTGCATTAGAGCCTCCTTTTGACAACGCACGAACGTGGTCAAGGTCTTTACCGTCTCCTCTAGCTGCCCGTCCATCCGCAATTGCAGCATTTCTAGCTGTTGTACGGAGTGATCGGTTGTGTCGCTGTTCTGGAGTGGAATGGTATTTGGCATATTCCTTAGCGTAGTCACGCTTGCCGTTGGTCATGTAGGGCATTGATAGGCTCCTTAGCCGTGACATCAACAATGATGTCTGAGTTATCTTTCTTGCCAGCCACAATGGCGGCAAACTTAGCTGCAAGCTTATTCAGCTTCTCATCCATTTGTTCTTCAGAAGCTTTAGGAGCATTGCGATTCAGAAGCTTGTCTCGCTTCTGGTCGAAGTCAATGCCAATCTTCGCTGCATCTTTAGCCAACACAGGCTTACGTCGAAGCTTACTTGTCTTCTGGTCAAACACATAGTCACCATGTTCAAGCCTGTCTTCCACAACATCAAATGTCTTCTCTACAATTTTCTTAAGCCTTGCAGACAAGAGCAATTCGTCTTGTGTCCGAATGTCCTCAACCATTTCCTTCCACCAAGGCAACTTGTACCAAGAGCGTACAGTTTCTTCTGGAATCTTTAGCATTCTACTGGTCATAGCTAAGTTACCTGTCATAAGGTAGGTCTTAGCTGCTTCCAGCTTTTGGGAGTTGGACCAGTGCTTAGCTACGTCCGCAACTCCTCGTTGTTTGTCCACCTTCATTATTTAAATACCCTTGTTACCGTCTGCCTTACCCTGGTCATATGCATCACGAACAAGCTTAGCAATTTGAGCCTTGAGTTCTTCAAAGTCCTTGTCGTCAAGTACAAGACAACCTTCATCACACTTCTCAATGAGCAAGGGATGGTTGAAGACTTGAGCCGGAACACCAACTGGCTCTGCGTTAGCAAAGCTAAAGACACAAGACAATAGGAGAGTAACAAGATATTTCATGAGTGTGTTCTTTCTTTAAGAATGTTCTATATAGGAAGGCTTGCTCACACAAGCCTTCCCTTTAACAACAAGGAGCTAACAAAAAGCTCCTTGTTGTATTTAAGTTATATTAATATACTTATAACTAAATATACTATATATATATTATATCATACTTGTTAAATCTTGTCAAGTGATTTCTTCACTTTCTTGTCAGAAAGCTCCAGAAATCCCTTTTCCATGCCTGAACAGAAGACTCGTGTTGCTTTGATACAACACTCCCCTTCTTGTTCAGAAGAGCACGTAGTGCGAGTCCCCCGCAGGGATAGAGGACGAGCACAACTTAAAAGCCTCACAAGGCCCCCTGGAAGGGCCTAGGAGGCGATGATTGACACACCCACGTAGCTACTCCTAGGGGAGAGCAAGTGGTGTCTATTTC